GCCGTGCCCAGATCCCGTTCAGCCCACCCAGGTCTCCGAGCGTGGGGAGGTCGGAGCCGAGAAGGATGTTTTTCAGCGGGTTCTTGATGGCGAGATCCGTCAGGATGCCCTCGATCTCCGTGGCGATCCCCTCGAAGACACCCGGCAGGTCCGCGTCCATGGCGGCGTCCACGATCCGATCGATGCTGTCCTCGGCCGACTTCTGGATGGTCTCCCAGGCGTCCTGCTGGCGTTCGAGCTCCGCCGCCCGTTCGCTCTCGGCGCGGGCACCTTCCCGGATCCGGTCCGCCAGCTCGCTCTCGGCATCGATGCCAGCCTGGCGGATCTGCAGCTCGGCCTCGTAGAGCGCGAGCACCCGGCGCCGGGTCTGCTCGGACTGGCCGATCAGGCTCTGCTCGAGCTCGAGGCGCGCGATCGACCGGGTCTGGGTTTCGAGGATCGAGCGCGCGGTGGCCAGCGAGCCGAACGGATCGACGCCCTGCAGGCCGTTGGTGATATCCCACTGCGCCAGCAGCTCGCCCCTGCGCTCCTCGGAGATCTGCTTGGTGAGGAGCGACTGGGCATACTCGGTCCGCGCGGCCTCGATCTGGAGCCGCTTCACCTCGAGGCTGTCCCGGCCATACTGCAGGATGGCACGGTTGATCTCGGCCTGGCGCTGGAGACCGTCGAGGCTCTGCGAGGCTTCCCGCGCGGCGCGATCCTGCTGTGCCTGGCGGGCAGCGGCACGGGACTGTTCGAGGAGCTCCTCGGCCTTCGCGATCTGCTCTTCGGTGGCGCCGAGTTCCTCCAGGCGAAGACGTAGCGTCTCGCGCGCCTGTTCCGTCCTCAGGCGCTCCACCTCTGCGCTGTGCTCGCCGCTGATGATGATCGCCTGGGTCACCGCCAGTTCATCGGAATGGCCGGTAAGGGTCTCGCGGATGCTCTTGGCACGTTCCTCCGCCCGGGTGGCGTCCTGGGCGGCCTGTGCCTCGGCAAGGGCGGTGAGCGCCTCCTGCTCCCGGACGCTGCCCTGTTCCACCCCGAGCTCGCGCAGCTTCAGCGTCAGCGCATCACGGGCGTGCTGATTGCGGACCGCCTCGACCTCGGCACTGTTCTCGCCGAACTGCAGAACCGCCGCCGCAAGCTCCGCCTGCTGCTGGTAGTTCGTCACCAGCGCCGAGGTTTCCTTGTCCAGCCGGGCCGCCAGGGCCGAGCCGTTGAGCTGAGCTTCGAGCTTCGCGGTACTCTGGATATACTGGCCGAGCGTGGACAGCATCGTCAGCAGCTCGTCGTTCATCTCGCTGAACGGCCCACCGCCTGCAAACTCGGAGATGAGTGCCATCGTCTCCGAAACCGCCTGCTCGACCTCGCCGGCCTTCGCTAGTTCGACCAGACTCTGCCGACGACTCTGAAACGTCTCGAAACTCGGCCCACGCCCCTCCGTCAGCGCGGCATAGTTCTCGCGGCTGATGTTGTCGCCAGTCAGGTAGTCCTCGGTCGACACGCCAGGCAACGGGGTGGCCCCGAGCGCGATACCCTGTTTGAGCCGCTGGAAGAGGCTAGGCTCAACGCTCTTCTGCAAGAGTGCGTCCAGTGCCTTCTCTAGGTCCTGCAGCTTCAGCGCCTGCTCCAAAGCCAGCAGGTCCTGCGTCAGCGACCTGATGTCGCCGGCCATGCTGCCGAACGTCAGAGACAAATTCTGATCGCGGAGGATCTCGAGCTGCGAGTTGACCGATTGGATCGAACCCTCGAGTGCAGCAAGGCGCTCATCCAGGGATCCCGCCGCATCGTCCGAGGTCAGCAGCATTGTTGCCAGCGGCGCACCGACGGCGACAACGGCTCCCATGACGGCGCCAAGGACGCCCATGCCGCCAAGCAATTGCGGCATCTGCTGGGCAAAGACAATTGAGGCGGCGGTACCCGCTTGGAGCTGCACCGCAGCATCAGCAATCTGGAAGCTGGCGTTCTGGACGGAAGCTCCCACAGCGCGGCTGGACCGGCCGGCGCGGCTTTGCGCTGCGGCCACTGCATCATAGCGCCCCTGCAGCAGCTGCAGGCTGCGGGCTGCCTGCTCGGGCGTAGCGGCGCCCGAGGCCATGGCGTTGTTCACCAGCTGCTGCGCGGCGGCGAGCTCGCGCTCGGCACGGATCAGCGGATCGATGCTCTCCTCGAGCGACCGATAGGCGTCGCGGGTGCGGAAGGCCTCTTCGAACACCGCGGCGCTGGCGCGTGCCGAGCCCGCCGAGGACGGCATGGCGCTAAGGGAGGCGGCGGCACGCTGCTGCGAGGTGACGATCGCCTCGTAGCGGTCGTTGAGGACCTGGAGGCGCTGAGCGGCGTCTTCCTGCGTAGCGGCGCCGGAGGACACCGCGTTATTGACGATCTGCTGGGCCGCGGCGAGCTCGCGCTCGGCACGGATCAGCGGATCGATGCTTTCCTCGAGCGCGCGATAGGCATCGCGGGCGCGCAATGCCTGGTCAAGGGCCTGGGCGCTCTCCTGTGCCGATCGGGCGTTGGCACCGAAGCTGTTGAAGGTCGAATTGAGCCGCTGCTGCATACGCTCTGCAGCAGCGCTCTGGGTGGTGATCTTCTGGAACGAGGCAGCCGTCTTGTCGGCCGCGGCCGAGACGCTGTCGAGCCCGCCGGTGATACGCTGGGACTCGCCAACGATCGAGGAGCCGTCAGCTTCGACGACAAGGCTTGAACGCATCTCGGTCATTTTGCCTCCAGCACCTTCAGGGCGGCGCGTTCGATGATCCCGATCCCATCCAGCAGGTGAACGTCGGGGGTGATCCCCATCCACCGCGCGGTGACGTCAATCTCACCGAGGTCGAACCCGAGGGGCTTGCGGGCCCCGTTCCAGCCGACGGCAACCCGCCATTTGCCCACTGTCGCCAGCGCCAGGCGGATCACGGTCCTGTCGCTCTCGGGGAGCCGGAGCACGTCGGCGTCAGTGCCAAGCATGCTCCGGGCCATGTCCTTCGCCTCGGGACGGGAAAGCCCGGTCTCTGCCATCAGGTCTTCGACCAGGTCGTCGGAGACGGCCGCGCCGCCATAGATGGCCCGCGCGGCCGCGCTTAGTTTTTTTCCCGGATCCCCAGCACGGCTTCCGACATGGCACGATCGACGGCCTCTCGGATCGGACGCTGACGCAGCAGCTGGGCGCGGGCCTCCTCCGAGAAGCCGAGTTCGCCGCCCCCCTTCGTTTCGATCCCCTTCCAGCCCACCCAGTAGCGGGCGAGACGGTCGCGCACGGCCGAGATCACGTCGGAGATCGAGCCCGGCTCGCCCCGCTCGTAGATCTCGAGCTCGTCCTCGGGCAGCCGGAAGACGCCGGTGAACTCGCGCACGTCCTCGCCGCCGGCGGTGGGATACTTGACCTTGACCGGCCATTCGAAGGTGTAGTCGGGCTCGAATACGAACATGGTGTCCTCAGCTGAAGCGGATTTCGATTTCGTCGTCGCCGGCGTCGGGCAGGAAGCGCAGATCGAGGCGCAGGCCCAGATCGCCGTTGATGTCCTGCTCGGCAGGCGCCTTGATCTGCACCTTGGCGCCGGTGACCGTGATGATCTGGCCGGCCGTCTTGCCCAGGGTGAATATCAGCGGCTCCGTCACCACGTCCTTGACCATGGTGAGCAGATCCTTGGTGGCGAGATCGGGGTGCTTGACCGTCATCGACCCGGTGAACATGCGCGGCGTCAGCTTGGTGCCCTCGCAGTTCATGTAGTCGTTGACCCGCGGCTCGCGGCCGTCGGTGAAGCTGAAGGAGGTCGCGCAGAGCTTGGTGCCGCCCAGGGTGAAGGCGAACATGTTCTCGGGCGTGCATTCGAGCCCGCGCGGCCAGGCCGAGAAGTCATGCGCCGCCGGGACGAATGCTTCCGGCGCCTGGTACTGCCCCTGACGGGTGAAGGTGAAGTAGGCCCGGCGGTTGACCTCGGCCGTGAAGCCGAAGGAGCCGCGCACGCCGACGACGCTCTGCTGATGGGCACCGTTGCGCAGCTGCATGGTGCACGACGGGATCGCGGTACCGACGGGCATCGGCGTGAACACGGTATCGTCGACATCCGTGGCCATCGCCATGGCCGAGGACTGCAGCAGGTGCGCATAGAGCGGTGGCGTCGCGACAGCGCCGGGCGCTGCGGCTTCCACCTGGTACTGGGCACCGGCGCGGATGTTGCTGAGGTCTTCTGCCTGGGCGCCTTCGCGGCCGGTCAGGAAGTCCTGTTCGGTGTAGTTCGCATCGAGCATGTTGAAGGTCACCTCGCGGCAGAGGATCGCGTCCGCGGCCGTGGTGGCTTCGAGTGTGCCCGGGGTGGTCTCGAGGATTTCGCGGATCAGCCGCTGTTTCCAGGTCGCCATCGTTTCAGCTCCTCATGTGATCTGGATGCGCCGGTCGAAGCGCAATGTGTAATCGTCCTGCCAGAACAGGCTGCCCTGGGCATCGATCCCGCTCTGCAGGGCTCCCTTCTGGAACCGGAAGGCGTTGCCGCCCGCTTCCGGCACGAACCGGCAAAGGGTCAGCAGCACCGTCTCGCGGATCGGCGCCAGGGCGGTGGTGGCCTGGGCGCCGGTGGTGTCGGCAATATCGCGCACCGCCATGATCACGCCGACACGGGCGGTCACGACCTGCTCGATCATGTCCTCGCCGAAATAGCGGGTCTCGCTGGCCTGCTCGCCGAGCAGCACCACGAAGGCGGACGGATAGAGCAGCGACCGGGCAGTGACCCGGCCGAGATCGGCGGAGAGGCCCACGCGCTTGAAGGCGGGCACGGCACTCTCGAGGCGTTCCTTCACGATACGGGGATCGAGCTGCAGCATCAGCGGAGCTCCTCGTCCAGGATGTCCGCGAAGTGCTGGAGCGAGACCTCTTCGATCTCCTCGCGCTCGGCCTCGGAGATCCCGAGATACGGGCGGGCGGGTATGGTGACCGAGCCCACCACCGCGCTCTCGCCGTTCGCCAGGGTGAAGGCGAGCCCCTTTGCCGTCTTGGCGCGTATGACGCCGCCAGTCTGGTGGATGCCGGCGTAGATCATGTTCGACCCGACGACGACCTGGTTGGGGGCCGCCTCGTGGGTGATCGAGCGCATGAGCTGGCCGCTGTCGTGCAGCGTGACGCCCTCCTCGAGCTGGGCCCGGAGGCTCTTCGGCCAGGGTGTGCCATCGGGGGCGACGTTGGTTTGTCCGATCCGCTCGACGGCGCCGTTGACCAGCACGGTCCCGATCAGATCCATGAGCGGGGTGAGATCGCTGGCGGCAAAGGCCAGCCGGTGCATGGCGGCCCTGGGGGCTGCGTCCTCGAAGCGGACCTTGTAGCTGACGGCCATCTCAGTAGCCCTTCAGCCGGTCGCGGGTGAACTGACGCTCGGGCCCATCGGTCATCGCGACACCGGGCGAGGTCATCTCGGTTTCGCCGTCGCCATCATCACCGATGGAGATCTCGCCGCGGGAGATGGACTTCAGCGTGCCGAGCGCGTCCTTGCGCAGCTGGGCGAACACCTCGTCGTTGCGCCCGAGGTTCACATAGAGCCGGTGCATCGCGAGGTCGCGACAGATCACGGTCAGGATGTGCGGTGGATCTTCCAGCGGGAGGCTGGAGACCACCTTCGCGATGTAGGTGTTGATCTCGGCGGTCGCGTCATCCAGCGCCTGTTCGAGCCGCACGTCGGACGCGGTCTCCGCCCCGGAAAAATCCGTGAGCAGAGCAAGATCCGCGTCCGGGATCACGGCCTTGAGCTGGATGACGCTGGCGTAGGGCATGGATCAGGCGTCCGAGCGGGTCACGGTGAAGTGCGGATCGCCCTCGAGCTGGACCAGCTGAAGCAGCGAAAGCTCCGAGAGCGGGACCGTGGTGGCGCCATTGTCCCAACGACGGTCGCCACGACGACGTCCGTCCGGGCGGTGACAGATCACGGTCACGGTGGGACCGGCGTCCTCGTCCTCTTCGTCACCCTCGTCCGACGGCGTCTCGTCCTGCACGTCGGAGGATCTGCCGAGAGACGAGCCCTGTCCCTCGGCAGCAGTGGCCTGCGCGGACTGTTCGGGTTGCGCAGGCGGGTTGGGGCTTTCGGACGTCTCTGCGTCCTGCACCGCCCCCTCGGTATTCTCGATCGAACCTTCGTCGGCGGCCGGGGCCTCCGCTGCCGGGGCATCGTCGCTCGTGGCAACATCGGTGGCCGCCTCGGCTACGTCGGCTGCCGGCTTTGCGGCGTCTGCGGCCTTGGCGTCCGCGACACGCTCCGCAAGCTTCTCATCCCCGATGTTCGGCGCAAAACTGACGCCGATCGAACGGGCTTCTTCTTCGAGCGCGATGCGTTCTTTCGTC